TAGGATGGCATCGTGAGCAACTATGACCCGCTCGACCTGCGGGGCCAGGAGAAGGCGAAGGCGCAGCGCGACCTCCGCGAACGACTGGACCGCGATAACGAGGAGGGCGACGTCAAGTGGCTCATGGGCAACAAGAGGGGCCGCAGGGTCATCTGGCGGCTCCTCGACGCTGCCGGCATCTTCCGCTCGTCGTTCAACACCAACGCGATGGCAATGGCCTTCGCCGAGGGGAACAGGAACTACGGGCTTCGGATGCTCGCCATCGTCCATGCCCAGTGTCCCGAGCTGTATCCCGTGATGATGAAGGAGAACACGAATGAACGAACCATCGATGGTGGAAGCGGCAGCAACGACCACTAATGCCGCCCCGTCATCTTCGGCCCCTGAAGGCGCAGCGGCGACGGCCGCGAAGCTCTACGGGGACGGGCAGAAGCCCACCGCGACCCAGGAGCCGCAAGCCGCAACGACGGCCGCTGCGGAAACCGTCGCGGGCGATCAGCCGGCAACCGAGGCGAAGGCGGAAGCCAAGCCGCAGGCCGCGCCGGAGAAGTACGAGTTCAAGGTTCCCGAAGGCAAGCAGTTCGATGCCGAGGTCCTGACCACGTACTCCGAGGTCGCCCGCGAACTCAACCTGTCGCAGGAGGCCGCGCAGCGCGTCCTCGACGCAATGGCCCCCAAGATGGCCGAGCGTCAGATGGCGCAGATCGAGGCGATTCGCACGGGATGGGCCGACTCATCCAAGGGTGACAAGGAGTTCGGCGGCGAGAAGCTGTCGGAGAACCTTTCCGTCGCGAAGAAGGCGCTCGATGCGTTCGGCACGACCGAACTCCGCTCGCTGCTCAACGAGTCTGGCCTGGGGAACCACCCGGAGGTGATCCGGTTCATGTTCCGCGCAGGCAAGGCAATCAGTGAGGATCGGATGGTCACGGGAACGAAGGGTGCGGCGAAACCCGCCGGCCCGCGCTCGTTCAATGACCTGGCCGATGCTCTGTACTCAAGTCAGTCCTAACCAACACACAAAGGAGCCATTCCAATGGCAGTTCTTTCCAACACCAATCTGACGCTGGCCGATTGGGCCAAGCGCACCGACCCCGAGGGTCGCGTTCCCGTGATCGCCGAACTCCTCTCGCAGTCCAACGAGATCCTCGAGGACTGCGTGTTCAAGGAGGGCAACCTGCCCACCGGCGAGCGCGTCGTGATCCGCACCGGCCTCCCGGCCGTCTACTGGCGCGCCCTCAACCAGGGCATCCCGAACAGCAAGTCCCAGACCGCGCAGGTCGATGAGGCTTGCGGCATCCTCGAGGCCCGCAGCGAGGTTGACAAGGATCTCGCCATGCTCAACGGCAACACGGCGCAGTTCCGCCTGTCCGAGGACGTGGCCTTCCTCGAGGCCATGAACCAGACGCAGGCCGCGACGATGTTCTACGGCAACCCCGCCATCGAGCCGAAGTCGTTCCTCGGCCTCGCGGCGCGTTACTCGGCGCTGACCGGCAGCAACAACAGCCAGAACGTCATCACCGCAGGCGGCAGCGGATCGGACAACACCAGCGTTTACCTGGTGGTGTGGGGCGACAACACCGTTTACTGCCCCTTCCCGAAGGGCAGCACCGCGGGCCTCATGCACGAGGATCTCGGCGAGCAGACCGTCTACAACAGCGACGGCACGCGCCTCCAGGCTTACGCCACCCGCTACCAGTGGAAGAACGGCCTGGTCGTGAAGGACTGGCGCTACGTGGTCCGCATCTGCAACATCGACATCAGCGACCTCCAGGCTACGACCGGGACGCAGGCGTCGAACACCAACACGCAGCTGGTGAAGTGCATGGCTCGCGCCCTGTACCGCATCCCCAACATGGCGATGGGTCGCGCCGCGTTCTACATGAACCGGACGGTCCACGCTGGCCTCTCCATCCAGGCGATGGACCGCAGCCAGAACGTCCTCGCCGTGAACCAGGGACTCTCGCAGTTCGGCACGCCGTACAGCTGGCTGTCGTTCCTCGGCGTTCCCTGCCGTCGCGTCGATCAGCTCATCAACACCGAAGCCGTCGTGTCCTGATAGGACCGAGGCAGAAAGGAATCCACCACAATGATTCTCGACCAGAACATGCGTCTCGGCAGCGTGACGCTGACCGCGACCGGCACCTACGATTTCCCCGACGTCATCGACCTCCGCTCCAACACCGCGTATGCGGCGTCGGCCAGCGGATCGCTCTACACCATCGCCCAGGGCAACCAGAACCGTGACCTCGGCGCCGGTGCGGACCTGTACGTCGTGTTCACCGTCACCACGGCCCTCGCGGCCAGCACCAACCCGACCTACCAGGTCGTGGTCGCCGATGACGATGGCCTCGACACCAACGTGCTGGTGGTCGGCGAACTGTCCCCGACCTCCGCGGTCGCGGTCGGCACGCAGGTCGCCGTCCGCGTCAACCCGCAGCTGCTCGGCAGCGCGGGCCAGCGGTACCTCGGCGCGAACGTCGTGACCTCGGCCGGCTCCACGTCGGGCGTGATCTCGGCTGACGTCGTGATGGACATCCAGGACCGCAAGGTGTACGCCGGCGGCTTCGTGGTGTCCTGATAGGAGGATCTCATGGCAAAGGTCAAGGCGAAGGTTCTCTGCTTCGTGGACAACGGCCTCCGGCAACCCGGAGACACGTTCAACTACGATGGTCCGTTCAACACGCACCTCGAGTATCTCGAGGGAACTGTGCAGCCAGCGCGTGCCACCGATTCGTCGGATGCGCCCGCCCCCAAGCTGCGCGGACGGAAGACCAAGCCCGACGCCATCGCCGTGGAGTGATTCCTGCATGATGTGACTCATGGGGGGGGTCGGAGGGAAACCCCGACCCCCCTCTTTCGGAACGGGAGGCGCCCATGCCGTCAGTCGTGGAAATCTGCAACCTCGCGCTGGCGCACCTCGGCGACGATGCGACCGTCGCGAGCATCGACCCGCCGGAGGGGTCCGCGCAGTCCGAGCATTGCGCCCGGTTCTACCCAATCGCACGGGACAGCCTCCTGCAGATGCACACATGGTCGTTCGCCTCGAGGCGCGTCAGCCTCGCGCAGGTGACGATGCCGTACACCATGTGGAAGTACGCCTACGGAGTGCCGGCAGACATGCTCACGGCCGTGGCCGTGCTGCCGCCGGAGGCCGAGAGCGACTACTCGATCCGCGCCTATCCGGCCGACCGCTACGGCTACGGGTGGATCACGCCGCCGCTCCCGGGCGCAGGCGTGTACGTGCCGCAGGAGTACGTGATCGAGACTGACACGCTCGGGAACAAGGTCATCTACACCAACCAAGAGAACGCGCTCCTGCGGTACCAGGCGCTGGTGACCGACCCGACCAAGTTCGATCCGCTGTTCTCCATCGCGCTTTCGCACTACCTGGCGTCGATGCTTGCCGGCCCTGTCGTGAAGGGGACGGAGGGCGCCTCCGAGGGCAACCGCCAGCGCCAGATCGCGATGGGCTTCCTCGCGCAGGCAAGGGCGTCTGACGCCAACCAGCGCGACGTCAAGCCGCAGCACGTCACGGCATGGATCTCTGGACGCTGAAACATGGCAAGCACCCGCTCATACTTCCGATCCTTCGCGGGCGGCGAGATATCGCCGGAGATGTTCGGCCGCATCGATGACGCCAAGTTCCAGACCGGGGCCGCGAAGCTGCGGAACTTCGTCGCCATGCCGCAGGGTCCTGCCGAGAACCGCGCAGGCTTCGCGTTCGTTCGCGAGGTGAAGGACTCGACCAAGAAGGTTCGGCTGCTTCCGTTCACGTACAGCACGACGCAGACGATGGTCATCGAGCTTGGCGCCGGGTACATCCGGTTCCACACGCAGGGCGCGACCCTCATGTCTGGCGGATCGCCTTACGAGATCGCGAATCCGTATGCCGAGGCTGACCTGTTCGACATCCACTACGTGCAGTCCGCGGATGTCCTGACGCTTGTCCACCCGAACTACGCGCCGCGGGAGCTGAAGCGGCTGGGGGCGACGAGCTGGACGCTCACGACGATCACGTTCGGTGCGGACATCACCACGCCGGGTGCGCCAACCGTCACGCCGACCAAGAGCGTCGGCGCGAACATCACCGGAATCAACGTCGGCACTGGTCACATTACCGTCAGCGCGGACGTCAAGGACGTCATATTCTCCGCAGGCGACACCATCTACATCAGCGAAATCACGTGGACTACGCCACCCACGGGCGGCGAACTGCTGAACAACAAGTTCTGGATCATCGACAAGTTCCACGGCGCTGGCGGAAACACGTTCTCCGTCCTGTCCGTGCAGAACGCGCTTGCCCCGACGCTCACCGGCGGCGTGTACGGAAGCGGCGGCATCGTCCAGCCGATGACGCAGACCGCCGATCTCACGAACTACTACGTCATCACGGCCATCCCTGCGAACGGCGTTGACGAGACACCGCCGTCGAGCGCAGGCAACGCGACGAACAATCTGGCGATGGCCGGCGCGTACAACACAATTACCTGGTCGGCCGTGTCTGGCGCCGTTCGCTACAACGTCTACAAGCGGCAGAGCGGGCTTTACGGGTACATCGGCCAGACCGAGACAACCTCATTCGTGGACAACAACATCGCTCCCGACATGGGGATCTCTCCACCGACCGTTGACACGGTGTTCTCGAGCAGCGGCAACTACCCCGGCGCGGTGTCGTACTTCGAGCAGCGCCGCATCTTCGCCGGCACGACGAATGCCCCGCAGACGCTGTGGATGACGCGCACCGGGACCGAGTCGGACATGTCGTACCACATCCCGCTGCAGGACACCGACCGGATCAACTTCCGGGTGGCTGCGCGGGAGGCGAACACGATCCGGCACATCGTCCCGCTCACGCAGCTCCTGCTGCTCACCAGCGGCGCGGAATGGCGCGTGTCCCCGGTCAACAGCGACGTCATCACCCCGACCACGATCTCCGTCCGTCCGCAGTCGTACATCGGCGCCAGCAACGTGCAGCCGTCCATCGTCAACAACACGGTGGTCTACTGCGCGGCACGCGGAGGCCATGTCCGCGAACTCGGGTACTCCTGGCAGGCCAGCGGCTTCGTCACGGGCGACCTGTCATTGCGCGCCGCGCACCTGTTCGACAACTACGACATCAGCGACATGTGCTACAGCAAGTCGCCGCAGCCTCTGCTGTGGTTCGTGTCATCGACGGGATACCTGCTCGGCCTGACGTACATCCCGGAGCAGCAGATCGGCGCATGGCACTGGCACGACACGGACGGCACGTTCGAGTCATGCACGGCCGTGGCCGAGGGTACGGAGGATCGCCTGTACGTGGTGGTCAAGCGCACCATCGGCGGCGTGACGAAGCGGTACGTGGAGCGCATGGCGAGCCGGCAGATCGGCGACCTCGAGGACTGCTTCTTCGTGGACAGCGGGCTGACCTACGACGGCACGAACACCGGAGCCACAACCGTGACGGTGACAGGAGGAACGAGCTGGGGTCCGAGCGACGTCCTGACCATCACCTCGTCCTCACCGATCTTCGCGTTTCCTGCGACGTCGGATGTCGGCGACGTCATAGTCCTCACGTCATCGGCAGGCACCAAGTACCGGCTGACCGTCCTTTCGACAACATCGACCACGGCGGCGACCGCCAAGGCAGACAAGGTCATCGAGGTTCCCCTGCGAAACAGTCCCGTGACGGCATGGTCCTGGGCAAGGGATTCCATATCCGGCTTGGATCACCTCGAGGGCAAGACGGTCAGCATCCTCGGCGATGGTGCCGTGCTTCCGCAGGCGACGGTGAGCGGAGGGTCAGTCACGCTCCAGCGCGCATGCTCGGTTGTGCATGTCGGTCTGCCATACGAGAGCGACCTGCAGACGCTTCCGATCACCATGAACGTGGATGGCTACGGGCAGGGCCGCTTCAAGAACGTCAACAAGGCGTGGCTGCGCGTGTTCAAGTCGAGCGGCATCTTCGTCGGGCCGACCGAGGACAAGCTGGTCGAGGTCAAGCAGCGAACGACCGAGCCGTATGGCTCGCCTCCCGGCCTGAAATCCGACGAGGTTGACGTCGATCTCACGCCTTCGTGGAAGGCGAGCGGGCAGGTGTATGTCCGTCAGGCCGACCCACTTCCGCTCACCATCGTTGGCATGACCCTTGAGGTCGTGCTGGGAGGCTGACATGGCACTCGTGCAACCACCGTTCTCCGTCAGCCCGACCGGGCCGGCCTACACGCCCGGGCAGAACTGGTCCTACACGGGCGGCTCGCAGGGGACGATGCTGACCGGGCAGACGTCCGGGCTTGCCGAGGGGCTGAGTACGCTCGGCCCGATCATCTCGATCTTCGGTGCCGTCAACGGCGCCATCGGCAGCTACTACTCCGCGCAGAACCAGAAGAACCAGCTGCTGATGCAGGCGCAGAACCAGCGGTTCGCGGCGCAGATGGCCCGTGTCAACCAGCGCGGCGCAGCCTTCACGGCCGGCCAGATCGGGCTGCAGGGGCAGCGCCAGATCGGGCGGTACACGATGGGCGCGGGCCAGCAGCGCGCAAGCGCCCGCGCAGCACTCGCCGGCCGCGGCGCCGTCCTGGGGCAGGGAACCGCCGCCGAGGTCGTGGGAAGCATGGACGTCATCAAGGAGATCGACATGCTCTCCATGAGCGCGGCGACCGTGCGGGCGCAGGAAGCCGCCAAGTTGCAGGCGTTCAACATCGGGACGCAGGCGCTGATGGGCGACCTGTCCGCTGCCAACCTGCAGGCCAGCGCAGGCACGATCTACCCGGGCCTCGCGCTCGGGACGAGTCTGCTCGGGAGCGCAGCCGACATCGGCAGCACGTGGGCGCGAAACCGCCGCATCGAGGAACTGCTCGCCGGCGTGTCAACCCAGAGGACTTGATCCATGCCGACCGTACCGACAACCTTCGTGCCGCAGGTCGCACCGCCGGAAGGCGGCGACATCGGGAACTTCGTCGCCCCGGGCGTCCAGCCCATGGAGGACTTCACGGGCCGCCAGGTGGAGCGGCTAGGCCAGACGATGGTCCAGGCCGGAAACGTGGCCTTCCGGGTCGGCAGCGCGATGCAGGACGCGATTGACGAGGCGAACGCGAAGGCGGCCGACGTCCTCGGAATCCGCGGCGCCACGCCGCTGATGCAGCAGTACCTCAACACCTCTGGCCGCGATGCCGAGGCGCAGTACGAGGCCACGCTCAACGGCGTGCGTGGCGCGCTGATGGCACCTGCTGATGGGATGCCGAACAAGACCTCGAGGGCGATGTACGAGCAGGTCGCCGCCCGCAACATGGCGCAGTTCGAGGCGCAGCTCAACAGCCACCGACTGCGGCAGTCCAAGGTCTACGCGGCGACCGAGGCCGCGGCCCGCGCCGATGCCAGGTCCGACATGGCGATCATGGCCCACATGCAGCGGGACGAGATCGATCCCATGACCGGGCAGAAGATCGGGATGACCGCCTACGAGGCGAACCTCGGCGTGGCCCTGCGCGAGGTGGAGAACGCGGCGCGACTGAACGGCATTCCCGATGACAGCGCACAGATGGCCGCCGCACGGCAGGCCGTCTACGACAAGGTCACGCAGGGCGTCGTGGGCCAGTACCTCGAGAGCAAGGACTACGCTGGCGCCGAGGCTTTCCTCAACGACATGGCCGAGCGTCAGGCGGTCAACCCCAAGGTCCGCGATGCGATGTCAACGAGCATCGACCGGAACCGCCAGATGTCGGTGATGCAGGAGCTGACGGCCTCCATCCGTGCCGGGGGCGCTTTGACGGCCAAGAGCGACCCCAAGGCGTACTCCGAGCAGGAAGGCCCAGGGAAGGCGCCTGAGAGCCTCAGGGAGGCGCTCGAGGCAGCGGACGGGATTCAGGACGCCGAGATGCGCCGGCTCGTCCAGGGCAACTTGCGGCAGCAGTACGCGCAGGAGGACGCCATCGCCAAGGACGAATACAACACCGTCCTCGACTCGGTGGAGCAGGCGCAGGCAGCCGGACAGCAGATCGGCCCGGAAATGCTCGGGCGCCTGAAGCCGAAGGATGCCGAGCGCGTGATGCGGAACGAAACGATCCGCACGGACGCCAGGATAGAGTACGACCTCGCCGACAACCCGGGCGTCGTGTCCGACCCGGCATGGGTTCGCCAGCACTGGTCGAAGATGTCGCTCGAGCTGCGGACGAAGATCCGCCAGATGCAGAACGCGCCCGAGAAGATCCTCGAGGCGTCATACGACACGGACATGCTGAAGAACACGCTGTACGAGGCCGGCCTCGGCGACCTGCTCGAGAAGCCCGGGGACGCGGAGAAGCAGCAGTACGTGACGCTGTCAAACAACGTCAAGTCCCAGATCGACTTCCTGCAGCGCCAGAAGGGCGGCAAGCTGACGCGCACCGAGACTCAGGACGTCATCGACCGTGCCATCATGGTGTTCGGCAAGGGCGCCGAGGAGAAGCCGTGGTGGTTCGACCGATCTTTCGATCAGCCTCTTGCGACCATGGCGTCCGAGGATCTCGAGCGCCTGTCCGAAACCTACGTCAAGTTCCGGGGCAAGGCCATCAAGACGTCCGAGATGGAGCGCGCACAGCGCGCACTCGAGGCGGGCGGCGTGCAGAACCCGACGCTGCGCGAGATCATCAAGTACCACGAGATATCGCAGCAGAACATGGCGCCGCGAGGGACGCCGCAGCCTGTTCCCGCGGAACGGCTGGCGCCGACGCAGCGGGCGCAGCAGCGGCTGAGAGGCATGTTCTGATCGATTCGGAAGCAAGCAACGCGCAGGAGCGACACATTGATCGAGCAGGACATCAACGAGCGCATGGCCGGAATCGCACCCTCGCAGAACGTGGGTGAAGATCCGGCGATCCTCGCCATCAAGCGCAACCGCGGGATGCTTCTCCCCACGGAGAACCAGGCGCCGATGTCCGACGTCGCCCAGCCGACCGTTGAACTTCCGCAGGAACCCGACTATGCGGCCCGAGCCATCCTTGAGGATCGCCGGAATCGGATGATGTCATCGGTCTACACGGCGTCCAAGGTGGACCCGGAGCGGGCAGCGAAGGCGCAGAAGCTCTCGGCAGAGACAGGTATCGGGAGCGGTATCGCGCTGCGGCATCTTGACGAGATGATGGTCGATGCGCGGATGCGGGAGATCGAGCGCAAGAACTACTTCGCCGAGAACCCTGTCCTCGCCAACAGCCTGTCGGACCCCGAGTTCGCGGCGGTCGCGCAGGATGACATCGGCACGCTCGACAGGATCGGCGGGTTCTTCGGCGAGTTGGCGATGTTCAGCAGGTACGGGTTCAGCCCAAGCACGCTGAAGGGAACCGCACGCGGCATGGCGATGGTCGAGCGCGGGCAGATCGGCGCGGCGGCCGCAGCCGGTCTTGCCACGCCGCAGGACATCGACCGTGCCGAGCAGTTGCGGCAGGACATGACCAAGCTCCAGGGCGGCGGCCTGCTCGCTGCCACGGCCGAGGTCGTGACCCAGCAGATCGCGAACCTGAAGCAGACCGCAACGATGGCCGCCGGCGGCGCAGCGGTCGGCAGTGCGGTCCCCGGCGTCGGCACGGCTGCCGGCGGTGCGCTCGGCTTCGCGGCCGGGACGATCACCTCGACGGCGCAGATGGAGGGCGGCAACGCCTATCTCGACATGCGCGCCGATGGCGTGCCTGATGACGTCGCGATCCCCGCCGCCATCGCCGTTGGCTTCCTGAACGGCGCCATTGAGGTGTACGGCCTGAAGCTCGCGGCATCGCCGTTCAAGGGTCTTGCCAAGAAGGCCATGGCCGAGGCGACTGCGGAGGCGCTTGCCAAGCCGAGCGTCCGGTCGGCGCTTGCCATCGCTGGCAAGGAATACGTCAAGCAGGTCGGCGGCGAGGGCGTCGAGGAGGCGCTGCAGCAGACCGTGTCCGTGATCGGCGACCGAATCGCCAAGGCCGCATCGGGCATGGAGTACGAGGGGTCGCTCAAGAAGGATCTCGGCCAGATCATCGAGTCGTTCGGGCAGGGCGCGCTGGCGTCGGTGCTGCTCGGCGGCATCGGCCCGGGCGCGAACCTCGTCTACGACCTGAACCGCGCCGAGGCCGCGGTCGGGACGCAGCAGTTCCTGCAGAACCTCACGACCGCCGTCAAGGAAGGCACGCTCAAGCCGCGAAGCCCCATGATGCTCGAGCGGTACATTCAGGCGCAGGCCGAGCGGTACGGGGTCGGGGACTTCTACATCGCAGGCACGGTGATGCGCGACGTCATCAATGCCAGCGGCATCACTCCTGAGCAGCTTGAGCAGGTGCTTCCCGGCATGGGAGAGCAGGTGCGCGGCGCGCTGCTGAACAACGGCGACGTGAACCTGACTCCCGGCCAGTACGCGGCGACGATTGCCGGCACGAAGTTCGGCGATGCACTGATGCCGCACATCCGCGTCGGCGACCCGCGTGCGGTCAGCTACGCGCAGGCGCAGCAGATCAACGCCAACCGGGAGCAGATGCGCGAGGAAGCCACGCAGATCATCCAGCAGATGGAGCAGACGAACGAGGCGTTCGTGCAGTCTGCCCGCAAGGTCGAGGACACGTTCCGCCGGCAGGTTGAGGGAGCCGGCCGTCCCCGCGAGGAAGCCGATGTCGCAGCTGTTCTCCTCCGCGACTTCTACGTGACGACGGCAGCGAAGCGCGGCATCACGCCGGAGGAGGCGTATGCAGCCGATGCCGTGACGATTGCCGGTGAGGCCGGCGTTGCGCCTGCGTTGGAACCGCTCGAGCAGGCTTCTACCGTAGACGAAGGCGGCGTCGCAATACCGAAGTACAGAAGGGCATGGCACAAAGCGCAAACCAGGACTCCGATCACGGTCACGGCATGGCACGCTCCGGGCGGATCGGAAGCCGCGCAGTTGACGGACTTTGCGCGGGAACGGATGGGAAGAAATACCACGCTTGGAAACGGATGGTATGGAGCGCGTGACCGAGATATCGCTGAAACCTACGGCAAGCCCGACCAGTTTGAGGTCACGCTACAGAATCCGTTCGTGTTCAGTGAGCCGAGCAGGGATTTTGTTCTGAAGATCACGAACGAGGAATTGCAACGTATTCGCGATGCCGGCCATGATGGCATCATCGTGAAGGGCGTGAACGCCACGCTGCAAGGGCAGGATCGTTCGCACCTTGAAGTCATTGCATTCAACCCGGAGCAGGCTGTTCGTCAGGTTCCAACCGCGAACATCATGGAGCAGGCGGCGCAGGACGCTGCCGTTGTTCAGCTCGCAATGGCAGCGCAGCGCGGCAGGAGAACGACTTCAGGCGAAGTGGTCATTACGCAGGAAGAAGAGTCGATTCTCACTAACTTCATCGATGTCGAGATCGAACGACAGGTGGAGCGCGCACGCAAAAAGTTTGCCGCAGAAGCAGAGAAGACCGCGAAGACGCCAGAAGAACTGCAGGCCGCACTGGAGGCGCAGGACAAGGAACTGCGCGAACAGCTGAAGGCAAAGTTCATGGAGACAGCGGCAGAGGACAAGGCGGCTGTCCGCGAAACGCTGATTCGTCACAAGAGCGCATACCCCGTGGAGCAGGGCTGGGCATTCCTGGAGCTTGGCCGCGTTGCATGGATCGACAAGGGCGAAGGGAAGGGGAAGTGGGAGAACCAGTACAAGATCATCCCGTATGCGTTCGAGCGCGACAAGGACGGAAACGCGCTCGTGCCGCAGACAAAGGAATACGATGATCGTGTCAACGCGCTCGCGAGCAGAATGACGGACGAGGTCGTTTCCGTGCATAGGCGGGCTGTTGCCGGCGACAGCAATGCGTCAAAGATCATCCGGCAGGCGCGCTGGTATTACGCCATGCGGACGCGGCTGCGCCAGGAGTTCGGCGGGCTGGGCGACCTATTCGCCGATCTGCTTGGCGCGACCAGCCCGAACACTCCCGTCCGCGACAATTGGTTCAACGCGGTCGATGCACTTCGCAGGGCAATGCGCGGAGATTGGGACGAGCTGCTGCCGAAGTGGATTGAATGGGTTGAGAAGATCGAGGAACTCGAGGTGGCGATGCGCGCCTACCTCGACAACGGGATCGCCGCAAACAGGCCGGTCGCCGCGATCCAGCGCGATGCTGAATACAAGGCACTCGAAACGGCCCTGAAGAATGCTCGCGAGTTTCCAGAAGAGCTGTATCCGCGCAAGGAGAACGAGGCCAAGTACGGGTTCAATGGCAAGAACATCGTCCGTGCGATGGTCGATCTGTGGAGGACGATTCGCGACGAAGACGTGCAGATCGGGCGTGGCGCGACAGCGCCGAAGGCACTCAACTTCTCCGGCAACCTCATCGGGTTCAGGCAGCGCGCAACCATCGATGTATGGGCAGCACGCGAATTGCAACGGCTCGCTGGGTTGCCGCGAATCCCGAACATGGCCGAAGCCGGAGTGGCGGGGTCGATGCTTTCTACCGGCGCAACGACCGGTCAGTTTGGATTCGGTCAGGACGTGTTTGCAGCGGCCGTCAAGAAAATCCGTTCGCATCCTGTGCTTTCGAAGGTGCCGGAGCTGGCACAGATCAATGACGATGATTTGCAGGCGCTTGTGTGGTTCGTTGAAAAAGAGCTGTGGACGATCAACGACTGGACGAACGTGGCCGGCGAGGGTGGATCGTTTGAGCTTGAGGCCAGCCTGACCGGGACAAATCGGCAGGAACTGGTCAAGGAACTGCGGCGCATCATGGATGCATCGCCTCCGCAGGCGCTTGTTGACACGGCGGCAACGAAGGAAAACGCAGCGGCAGCTCGTGCTGCGTGGGAACCGCAGCGGATGGTTCTCGAAACGCAGCTCAAGGAACTTGAGGAAACGCGAAAGCGCGTTATGGCCGCAAAGCGAAGCCCCAAGAAAGCCGACCCTGCGGACCTGCGGACGCCAGAACAGATCGAAGCTCTCGAGGCTGACATCAAGGCCACGAAGGACAGGCTGAAGGCAGCGCGGCCGCTCGACACGGCCCTCAATCGCGCAGTGACAGCCGAAACCAGGCTGGAGGTATTCAACACCCGCAAGCGCAAGGCGGCTGTTCTGTTGACGAAGCTTGAGAGGCCGGTTGATAGATTCACCGGGGGACTTTCGGAACAGCAGTCACTGGATACGCAGGGCGTGGATTACGTTCCGACAGATGCCGACATGGCGATGCTTTCGGAGGCGATGCGAACTGCGCTCTATGAAACTGACAATGGTGCCACCGTGCTGGCATCAAAAGTTCTGTCCACGCAGGGAAGGTACGGTTCCGTCGAACGGTCGATTGATCTTGAGGCGGTCGTTCGGAAGGGATACGACATCCGTCCCCTGTGGCGAACGATGCTGAAGCGCGCAAAGGCGGCGAGGCAGGACAGCACATTCCTTTCGCGAATCCTTCGTGTCGGTGAGGCGGTGGACCCGCTCTATCACCGACCTGGCGTCGAAATCTATTTCCGAACGTCAATCGCGCCGGACAAGCTGCAGGAGATCATCGACAAGCTACAGGCCAAGGGCGTTGACATGTTCACGGTCATCGTGGATGGCCGGCGCCTTCCTGGAACGATGGCTGGCGCGATGGGCAATGCCGTTGGTGTCCGTTTCCAGTACATCCCGGAGTTCGACCAGCGGTATGGCACCGATCTCGTTGGCTTGTCCGACAACGAGCTTCGCGAGAAAGTCATGCAGAAATCCGCTGAAATGCAGCGTATTGCTGCTACTGTCGCGGCGGATCTTCCAGAGGTATCATCGGCCCTGCAACTGTGGCATGAAACGCGGGTTGCGTTCGCATCACAGTATGACGAGGAGATTCGCAATGCAGAGTCTGTCGCAGTTGGAGCTGTTGAAAGAGTCGGTGAGCAAGCTCGAGCAGGAGTTTGGCGCGGACAATCCGTTCGTGAAGGGATTGAAAGGGCAGATCGCCATGCTCGAGAACCCGCGCAGCGAGAACCCGGTGGAGCAGATGGACAGGCTGTCGATGGGCTTCGGCAACAGGGTGTCCTAGACCAAGCAGCTCGAGGTCCAGCCCGCGGAACAATCGACCCCCGCACGCTGATCGCGACCATCAACCAGGGTGGCGATCTCTCCACGTTGCTCCACGAAGCAGCGCATGCGTTCCTCATCATCTATGCCAGGATCGCCGAGCGACCGGACGCGCCGGCGCAGATCAAGGCAGACATCGACGCGCTGCTCAAGTGGTTCGGAATCGCCGGCGCGACACCGGAGGCGCGGCTGGCGGCATGGAACGGGATGACGCTCGAGCAGCAGAAGAAGTACCACGAGCGGTTCGCGTACAACTTCGAGATTTACGCATGGGAGGGCAAGGCGCCGAGCGCCGAGCTGCGCGGCCTGTTCAACAGGTTCCGCGCCTACCTGACCCGGATCTACAAGTCGATCCGCGATGACCTGAACGCGATCTACCGCCGCGAGTTCGGCGAGGACCTGCCCATCCTGACCAACGAGGTGCGGCAGGTGATGGACCGCATGCTGGCAAGCGAGGAGCAGATCCGCCGCTACCAGGCCATCAACTCCATGGCGCCCTACTTCCAGACGCAGGAGGAGGCGCAGATGGACGATGCCACGTGGGCCGCCTACGTGGCGATGAACCAGGAGGCCGAGGACCAGGCAATCGCCGACCTGACGAAGGCGAGTCTGGGGCAGGTGGACTGGATTCGCCGTGCGCGGATCTCGGCCGAGCGCGAGGAGGAGCGCGGCATGGCCGCCCGCCGGCGCGAGGTCAAGGACGAGGCAACGCAGGAGGTGCGCGGCCGGCTCGTCTACCGCCTGCAGGACTACCTGCGGACGGGCCGCTACCGCGACGAGGCCGGGGAGGAGATCACGGTCGAGGGGCCGCACAGGCTGTCCGTGGACCGCATCGAGGCGCTGTACACGGGCATCCCCACGGCCGAGTCGGTGGAGGCCATCCGTGCCACGGGCATGGCCGTGCCGGCCGTCCTGCAGCCCGAGTGGCGCAGGCTCGGGTTCGGGAAGTCCGGGATGCTCGTCAAGGAGGGCGGCGTGGACCCCGAGATGGTCGCCGAGACCTTTGGCTATCCCGGCGGCGATGCCATGATCCGGGCGCTGGTCGATGCCCCGAAGTTCTCGGAGGCCGTGGAGGCCCGCACCAACGAGCTGATGCAGGAACGCTACGGGGAGATGGACTCGCCCGAGGCACGCGAGCAGCGGATCTCTGAGGCCATCCACAACGAGGCCCGAGCGCGGTTGGTGGCCGTGGAACTGCGGCACGCTTCCCGCGCCACGGAACCCGTGGCCGTCATGCTCGAGGCCGCCAGAATCGCCGCGCAGGACATCCTCGCCCGCAAGCGCCTGCGCGACATCCGCCCGCAGGACCACGAGGCAGCTGAGGCGCGGGCGGCACGGGACGCCATCAACGCCCGCCGAGCCGCCGGCAACCCGGCCGCCGCTGCCCAGGCCGCCTACACGCGGGCCAAGAACGCCGTCCTGGAGGCGCCCCGCGAGGACACGGTCGAGGCGCTGCTCGCGGCCACGGAGGCCGCTGAGGTCGCCGGAGAGGCCGCACGGGCCGAATCCATGGCACGGTCGGCCGAGCGCATCGGTCGCTTCGTGGAAGAGTACGGCAACGTCCAGCCAGACCTGCTGGTAATCCGCGCCAAGCGGGCGCAGCTCTACCAGAACCAGCTTGCCGCCGAGGCGCGCAAGGCGAAGGCATACGTGGAGAAGCAGGTCAAGTACCTGCGGAAGGTGCTTCGCGACGAGAACCGCAAGCGGATGGGCGCGGGGTACGCGGACCAGATTGAGGCGCTGCTCGCGAACGTCAACCTGGTCGCCATGTCGGCGGCGCAGCGGCAGCAGCTTGCCGACCTGGGTGAATGGCTGAAGAAGATGGAGGCTGACGGCGTCAAGCCCGACATCTCAGAGGATCTCGCCAAGGCAGCGTTCCGCGTCCCCTACAAGGACTTGACGCTCGACCAGTTCCGCGAGTTGGTGGAGGCCGTGCGGACCATTGAGTACATGGGCAAGAACGAGCAGAAGGTGCTGCTCGAGAAGCAGAAGGCCGAGTTCAAGGAGAAGGAAGCGGCCATCGTCAAGAACGCGGAGGCGGTCGCACGGTCGCGTGGCCGCATCGAGAAACTGCGCCGATCCGGCCAGACGAGGGCGGCGAAGGCGTCTGCCAAGCTGAGAGGATTCTTCGCGGCTGGGCTGAAGGCATGGGCCATCGTGGAGGTCATCGACGGCGGCCCGGGCGGCCCGCTGTGGGAGTACCTGATCCGCACGGCCAACGACCGCGCCGACATGGAAACGGAGATGAACGCGGCGGCCACGAAGCGGCTGACCGAGATCCTCGAGCCGTGGTACAGGGTCGGCAACATGATGGCCGGCAAGGTCGAGTTCCCGTCCATCGGTCGGTCGATGACGCGGGAGGCGCGGCTTGCCATCGCCCTGAACTACGGCAACGCCGGCAACATCCAGCGCCTGCTCGACGGCGAGGGCTGGACGCAGGAGCAGGTGCAGCCCATCCTCGAGTCGCTGACGGCCGAGGAGTGGGACGCTGTGCAGCAGGTGTGGGACTTCATGGACGAGTACCGCCCGCTGATCGCGGCCAAGGAGCGCAAACTCTTCGGCAAGGAACCGAACTGGGTCGAGCCGCAGGAGCTGACCGTGCGGACGGTGGACGGCAAGGTAAAGACGCTGCTCGGCGGCTACTACCCCATCGTCTACGACCCGGTCGCCGCGTTCCGGTCGGAGAAGCAGAGCGAGGTTGACACGGCCGAGGCGCAGCTCAAGGGCGCGTTCACGGCCGCCACGACCAGGCGCACGTTCACGAAGGAGCGCGCCGCCAAGGTCGAGGACAGGCCGCTGCTGTACAGCCTGCAGGGACTTTGGAGCGGAGTGACGGACGTCATCCACGACCTGTCCTGGCACGAGTGGCTGATCGACGCGAACCGCCTGATGCGGAGCGAGGAGTTCGACCGGGTCGTTCGCGCCCGCTACGGCGAGCAGCCGAAGCTCGAGCTGCGCCGCTGGATCGAGGACGTTGCCGCCGGCGGTCGCGGTGCGCTGACACCCGGCATGATGGCCGCGGCATTCATGCGGCAGAACGTGAGCGTGGCGGGACTCGGGTACTCCATCCGCGGTGCGCTCCTGCAGCTCACGGGTTTCTCGATGTCAGTTACCCGGGTCGGCTGGGGTCCGCTGCTGCGCGGAATCAGCGCGTTCGCCGTCAACCCGCTCCAGACCATGCGGCGTGTCAACGACATGAGCAAGTTCATGGAGATGCGCTCGAGGACGCAGTTCAAGGAACTGAATGAGATCCGCAACCGCGTCGAGGGCCAGCGCGGCTGGGAGCGCGGCATCCGCTCGCACGCATACACCATGATGCTGTCAATGCAGCGGCTCGTTGACATCCCGACATGGCTGGCCGGGTACGAGAACGCAATCGCAGACGGCAAGGACGAGGACACGGCAATCGCTCTCGCCGACCAGGGCGTGATCGCCACGCAGGGCAGCGGCCTCCTCAAGGATCTGTCCCGCGTCGAGCGTGAGAAGGGGCTTGCCAGCCTGTTCACCGTGTTCTACTCGTACTTCAACACGGTGTTCAACCTCGCCACGGTGCAGACGATGACGGCCCGCAGCAGGGGCAAGGCGGCCCACGACCTGCTGATGATCCTCGTCGTGCCTGTCATGGTCGAGCAGCTCCTCAAGGAAGTCCTCACCCCGGACGGCGAGGACAAGGAGGAGAAGGATCTCGGCAAGGTCGCGGCGCAATTGACACGCGCCGAGGTTGAGTACCTGCTCGGGATGTTCGTGTACGTGCGCGAGCTGCAGGGCGTGTCGGGCATGATTGACGGCGGCATGCGCGGATACGAGGGTCCGGCCGGCCTGCGAGGGATCGTGACGATCCAGCGTGCCGCGCAGCAGGCAGGGCAGGGCGAGTTCGACCGCGGCTTCCGCCGCTCGGCCGTGGACCTGCTCGGCATCGGCCTGGGCCTGCCGAGCGCGCAGATCAACCGCACCATCGACGGCCTTGAGGCGCTGTCGGAGGGAGAGACTGAGAATCCGCTTTCCGCCGTGATGGGCGTCCAGCAAAGGTAGAATCACCCCCAATGTCGAGGGAGCCGAAGAGATGACGATTTCCAGCACGACCAGAATCGCAGGCCCGTACACGAGTGGATCGTCGTTCGCGTTTGCGTTCAAGGTGTTCGCTGCGGCCGATCTAGACGTCGTTCGCTTCGACTCATCAACGGGCGTCGAGTCCGTTCTTTTTCTCACGACCGACTACACGGTTTCGCTGAATGGCGATCAGAACTCGAATCCGGGCGGAACGGTGACGCTGGTCGCCGGCGCGCTGACTGCAACGCAGACGCTGACAATCACCTCGAGCATCGCGAACCTGCAGCCGACCGACCTGACGAACCAAGGCGGCTTCTACCCGGAGGTCATCACGGACAGCCTTGACCGTGCGACCATCCAGATCCAGCAGATCAGCGACATCGGCGACCGCACCGTCAAGATCCCGATCTCGGACGGCATCGGACTTGACATGACGCTTCCGACAGCGTCGGCTCGGCAAGGCAAGTACCTGATCTTCGACGCCAGCGGACAGCCGAGCGTTTCAAGCGGAACAGGCACGGACACGGCGCTCCGCACGGATCTCGCCGTCAACACGTTCGCTTCCGCCGGCGCAGGACTCGTCGGGTTCCGTCAGTCCGGTGCGAGCGCGACTGGACGTACCGTCCTGTCCAAGTTGCGCGACTCCGTCAGCGTCAAGGACTTCGGTGCCGCTGGCGACGGCGTAACGAATGACGTCGCGGCCGTGCAGGCGGCAGTGAACGTCGGCGGGACCATCTACTTCCCTCCCGGTACGTATGTCATCGACAGCACGATCACGGTCGGGTCGAATACCAACATCCTGCTCGATGACGATGCGGTGATTGACATGTCATCGACAGCTTCCGGGTCGCCGTCCACTGCTTTCTACGCGGCCGGGACGATGGGTACCTGGTACAGCCTGACGGCGAATGCGGTCGTTGGTGCGACCACCCTGACCGTATCGACTGCGAACAGCCTGTTCTTCGCCGCCGGCGATTGGGTGCAGGTTTCTTCCTCGACCGTGTACGACACCGGATGGACGGATGCCCCCATCGCGGAGATCGCGCAGGTCGCATCGGTAAACACCGGAACCGGCGTCATCACGCTCCGCACTCCGCTGGTCGGTGGGGCATACAACACGGCGCAGTCAGCGCAGGTCCGCAAGGTCACGTTCGTTGAGAACGTGATCGTTGAGGGCGGTCAGTTCCTCGGTCCATCGCTCGCGACGAACCTGCAGACCGCGGTTCGGTTCGACCAAGCCATAAATAGCCGAATCCACCGCATCCGTGCGCGGTACTTCAACGGCAACACGATTCGGCTCACGAGCTGCCTCTTCTGCGTCATCGATGATGTGTACGTCGAGGATGCCTTGGCAACGACCACGGGATACGGCGTCAACATCGTTGACTGCTGCCAGGACTGCATCGTCGCGAACAGCTCGTTCCTGCGCTGCCGGCATGCTGTGACGAACACCAAGGCGACTGGAAGCGTCGGCATCAACCGCCGCATCACGTACTCGAACTGCAGGTCGTTCGGGACGATCAACACCGGGGATGCATTCGACACGCACGCGAACGCCGAAGGCATCCTCTTCTCGAACTGCATGTCTGTTGGTTCTGCCGCAAGCGGGTTTAACCTCGAGTGCGGGTCCGGGCAGGTCATCGGATGCACCGTGACGTCGCCGGCAACCAACGGCATCACGCTTGCGACCCACACGACGATCACGGAGAACGAGTTCATTGTCGATGGGTCAAGCACCTTCGGCGGATCGACCGGGCTTTCCATCGCATCCGGCAGCACGCAGAACAGCACCGACACGCTGCTGATCCGCGTAAGCAACAGCTCGTTCCGCGATGCCTTGAGCAGCGGAATCGAGATCAATCCAGCTGCGACGAGGTTCATCAGCAACGTGAGCGTCGATGGCTGCTACGTTTCAGGCGCATCAACAAGCGGAGCCTTCTACATCGATACCGATGTCAGGCGCTTCGTCGTGAGCGACTGCAACATCGTGCAGACCACGGATGTCGCAGGCAGCATTCTGCAGTGCCGAGGCACCTACGGCGTCATCAACGGAAACGTTGTCCAGTACGGCGTCAACGGCGCGAATGGAACAAGCAGCAGCGCCTGCATCAGGATCACGGATGCGTCGAACGTGACGGTGTCGAACAACGTGGCACGAATGCCATCGCCAGCAGGCGGCTGGGGCATCCGCATCACAGGAACGACGTCGAACGTGGTGATCGGCAACGGCAACAACATGCTGGACTGCACGGTCACAGGCATCTCGTATGTCCAGGGAACGCAGTATCCAGCCCTAGTGATCGCTTCAGGCGTCGTGACGCTTCCGCACGGCGGCAATGGCGTGTACATCATCGATACCGAGGGTGGTGCCGGAACGGATGATCTTGACACCATCAACGGCGGAATCCTTGGACAGCAGATCACCATCGGCCAGACGGCAAGCACCAAGGACATCGTCGTGAAGGACAACACCGGGAACCTTCGTTTAGCAGGTGATTTCACGATGAATAACCTGCAGGACAACATCACGCTTTACTACAACGGCGGCGATTGGGTCGAAATCGCACGCGCCGACATCGCATAAGAGATGACCATGCAGCACCACGACGAACTCTTCCTCGCCATCGGTCGCCTCGAGGGGAAGATCGACTCGATCCTCGCCCAGCAGTCGCGGCAGAACGACGAGATCAAGTCGCACGACGAGCGCATTCGTCACCTCGAGCAGTCGAAGAGCCACATCCTGGGATACGCGGCCGCCGCCGGCGGCATCCTAGGGCTGGTCGCCAACTACGTCATCAAGGCATTCGCCTAAAGGAACACCATGCCTACCGACATCGTCATCGCCACCGACAAGCCGGAGTACCGAACCAGCGGACTCGTCACCGCCTCGAGCGGAACCTACGACGCCGCCGTCCCGACCGCCACGATCCCGTCCACGACCGGGCAGACGTTCCTGGTGCCGACGAACCTCGGCGACAAGCCGAGCCTGCTGCGGATCGTCCCGTTCCACAGCGCCAACAACGCGACCACGCCGAGCGTGCGCGTGATCGGCTGGTCAACCTACACGCAGACGAGCGGCACCCCGGTGTACGTCCCGACGCTGCTGTGCGACCTGGCGTGCGCGTACAACGGCACCTCCGGCAGCATCCCGAACCTGACGGTGAACGGCACGGCGCAGTACTTCTTCCACGCGATCACCGCTGCGACCGGCGTTCCCACCGTGAACCTGTACAGCCCCGGCACGGCCGCCGCAATTGGCACCCCGCCTGCCGGCGCGTTGATTGACACGGTCGGCCTGCAGTACATCACCCTGCAGTTTGAGTCCTCGACGGGAACGATGGGCTGCTTCTACTCCTTCCTTTGACGGGAGCGCATCATGCGTAGCCTCCTCGGCCGATTCCATCGCCCGTTCGCCAGGAGCGCGGACGAGCAGCTGCTGCTGATGAACAACCTCGGCGACGGCAGCACGTTGTCGTTGGACTTCACGACGATGGGCAACACGCTCGACCCGCGCCTGACGTTGACCCGCGCCAGTAACGCCACGTTCATCAACGCTAGCGGGCTGGTCGCCACGGCATCGAACAACGTGGCGCGGTTCGACCACGACCCGACCACGCTGTCACCGCGAGGGCTGCTGATCGAGGGGAGTGCCGTCAATAGATTGTTTCAATCATCTGCATTTTCTACATCCCCGTGGGGTCCGAGTGGTTACGACCTGTCTGGTACTGGATATACATCACCAGATGGATCAACGCTTGCTCTACGGTGGACGGCAGGAACAGGAGCAATTTCTCCCGGCAATGTGCAGTTGTGCAGCAATGTGACATCCACATCCGTGACGTTGTCTGTGTGGTGGAGAAATGGCAATCACACCAATTCAACACCTAACAATCTTCGCCGCGTAGCAATACGAAACTCAACAACGTCAACCATTTTGCTTGACGTTAGTATTGTAAATCCCGCAACAGTTCCGTCAGTCAGTTACAACACCGGATCTACTGGAGCATCATTGACCGCATACCAAGATGGTTGGTATCGGCTTGTGCTTACTGTGTCATCTGGAATTACGAGCGGAAACAACATTCAGGCTTATATTGGCGGACTCTTTGGATCTGTTACTGGTGCTGGTGAGTACTGCTATTGGTGGGGAGCAATGCTAGAAGACGGCTCCGGCGCGTCCTCCTACATCCCGACCGCGGCGAGTCAGGGGAGCAGGGCGGCGGATGAGTGCAGCATGACCGGGACAAACTTCGCGTCGTGGTTTACGAACAACTCGGAAGGGTCTTTCCTTGTTCGATATTCCATGAACAACCCGTCTGCGTTCCTCGGCGTTGGAATTGATCGGTACGCCTACGAAGTATCAAACAGCAGCGGAACCAGTCGCGTGTTCTGCAACGCTTCGTATCGAGTCACGGTTGCTGGCGATGCAGGTCGATTCCCCCGTGTGTTCGACCTTGGGACGATTGATCTCGCTCCATCGCTTGTTGCAACGGCAGCCCAAAATACTGCGTTTGCTTGGGGATACAAGTCAAACGACAATCATCTCGCAGCAGTTGGGGTTACGGCCAACGACACAAGTGGATCGCTGCAAACGGGCGTTGACAGGCTGCACCTTGGAGCAAGCAGGACATTTGGTTCAACGACATATCTGCAAGGCTGCATTTCGCTGCTCAAGTACTGGCCGACCCGCCTTCCCAACGCCCAACTCCAGAGCCTCACAACATGAGCGACTTCATGCTCCGCACGGACACGCAGGACGAGATGGACGATGCGCTCATCGCCGCAGGGCTGGCGCAGGAAGTCACCGACGAGGACGGCGAGGTCACCGTGCAGCCAATCCCCGGCGTCTACCTCGACCGCATTGGGCCGATCCCGGCGCAGGTTGACCCGGACGGCATCATCATCAAGCCGGGTCACCCGGAGTACCACGCGAACCTGCGGGTGACCATCGAACTCACCGAGGAGCAGGTCGAGGCGCTGCCGACCTTTGACCCGCTGCCGAGCGTCCCATACAGGGTGTGGCTGTGAGGTCGGCTGCCGTGCTGCTCTGTGCGGCGCTGGTCGGGTGCAGTCCGGTGGCGCGGATCGCCAGGAACACCAACGAGATCCGCACCGAGGCGCACGCGCTCGTGACGCACGGCAACGAGGTCGGCGACCCCGTGGTTGTTGACGGCGCGACCAGGATCGACGGCCTTGCCGCAGGCATCCACGAGGAGCTGCCGGCCGTGCAGGACAAGACGCCGGCATGGCTGTCAACGCTGAAGTGGTGGGGGGTCGGCTTCGCGGTCGCCGCCATCGCGTTCATGCTGTGGCAGTCGGGCGCGTTCACGGCCATCCGCATCGCCATCGGGTGGCTGCCCAGGCGCAAGGTCGCTACGGCCGAGCTTGCCGTGGATACATTGGATGAGTCTCGCCCGGAGTCGGAGCGGGAACTGGTTGCCGCGTTGAGGTCGGACCCCGAGTTCGACGCGGCCTATCGCAAGGCGCAGAAGCGCAGGAAGGCAAGCACATGATTCTCGCGGACGCTCTCGGCACGGCATGGTTCATCGCCCTGGTCGCCTCCATCTCGCTCGCGGCGGGCTGGTGGCTGAAGGGCAAGTACGGCTCCAAGGTCAAGTTCTGACCAACGGCCCACGCAACGGAGCGCGGCCGGCCGATGGTTCGCCACGGCTCGCCGCGCTCTGTCGTTCAATGAAAGCCCCGGGCTGACCGCTGATTCCTTCGGCGGCGCCCGGGGCGAGGAGATGCCCGGTGGGGTGATGTCAGCGGATGCGGAGGCTGGTGCCGCGGGGCAGCAGCGCGCAGCCGGGGATCGTAGCGCCGCCCTCGAGCGCGGCGCGGATGGCATCCGTGTTTGCCGCGACCTTCACGGCCTGAAACTGGGGAGCCAGCGCGGTCGGCTCGACGTTGACCACAAGCGGCTGCTTGCCGCCGTTCTGCGCCACGGAGAGGCGGAAGTTCCCCGCGTCCAGGCGAGTCTTGCCGACCGACTCCATGACCTCCTTGAGGCGGGTCTTCAGCCGGTCGGCCAGGGCCGCGTCCACGCGGGCGAGGGCGCTGATTCGCTGCGCCTCGGCCTTGCGGGCATCGGAGCGCGACTCCAACTCGCGCACGAGGCCCGCGTACCGTTCCGCCTTCTGCTCAAGGGCGGTATCAAGGCCCGCGAGGTGTTGATCAAGCGCCTCCATCGCCTCTGGGCTGTCAGCGCCGCCGTCAAGCATCGCGTCGATGATGGACTGCATCTCCGTCCCAATGTCGTACAGGTTCATGGTTGTCTCCTCAGAACGGGATGTCGGTGCCGTTGCTTGCGGCGGGGGCAGGTTCGGCGGCAGCTGCGATCCAGCGCATGATCTGGAGGCCACG